TCTTGCACGCTCACTTCGCCAATTAGGAAGCCCTTGGCGTCAAGTTCTGCAAGGGTGTAAGTCTCCAGATTGGCGTCAAATGCAGCGCAGTCCACGGCATAGGTCCAAACTTTGCCGGGGCAGCATGGTGGGACAAATACCCAATCGTCGCCAGGGAGTGAAGGTCGTGCGCCAGACGGTGAGAACGATCCATTGCCTCCAGGCGCGTTACCGTCGAACGGATCTGCCGGGTTATTGACCAAGATGCCACCGAATGGGGGGATACCTGTCGTGCCACCGGGACCGCCACCGATTTCAGAACCAGGTGTAAATACGGGCGCGTCGTTCGGTGGGTTATTCACATCTGTGCCGGGTTGCGGTAGATCCACATCAGTGTCTGGCGTATCAGGGTTGTTGCCGTCACCTGGATCAGTTGGAGTAACAGGGGTGTCATCATCGACATTATCTGGGTCATCGCATGAATACTCATTGCGTCCCAGTTCATACATGTACCCAGTGCCTTGTGCACCAGCGACGTACAGTGCCAAGATGCTGCGCCCCAGGCTGTCAATTGGGAAGTGCATCAGGTCGAACTCGACGACGCCGGTTTCTGTTTTGTTGATCTTCTCGATCTCATACAAATAGTCGTGGAAGCTAACTTCGCCAGGGTCGTTTTCCCGGCGCAGTTGCACACGCACAATGTCGCCCAGGGTTAAGAGTGTGTTGTACGAATCGGGCTTTACGCGAATACGCAGCGAATGGGTGACGTACTTGCGGCGTGCAACTTGGTACGCACCAACCTTCACGGCGTGGTCTTCGCGCGTGCAGAACTGCGTCATGTCGTACTGCTCGTACGGACCTTCCAGTGCTTCGCCGTCGATGCGTACTTCAGTGCTGCGAACAAAGCCGATGTCGTTAGGTGGCTGCTGACGCCACATCATCTGAGCGCAAATAGGCTTGCGCTCGCTCAGGGGGATGTACTCGATCTGGAAACCATCAGGCACTAAGTGCTCTTCAGTGAAGCCGAATTTCCAGCTCACCGATCCAGTGGCGATCTGATAAGTAGCGAGTGTGATTGGCAGAAGAGGGCGGAAGCCTTTCTTGCCGTTCTTTTCAGATACGCGCAGCAGGAAGAATCCCGCCATTTCGCGCATCCAGTCTTCTAAGTTTGCTGGTTCATCAAGGATGCCGTCCCAGGTAAACTCGTTGACTTCGGTAAACCACGCAGCAACACTCATTGCTACGGAATCAATGAGTAGTTCCGGTACACGACTTGTTTTTTGAATTAGGTAATACGCAAGATCGACCATATTGTTGCTTGGACCGACACCGCCACCTGCAAGCCTGGTGACGTGCATACCTTGCCGCACGAATACGTGGACTTGGTTCTGCCATGTATCATCATTCGCTGCAAACTGATTTGTGTAATACAGCGTCGTCATATCTTCATACGTACCAGCGTCAGAGCCTGCGTAGTTGGGGAATATAATCGTTACGCTTCCGCCACCAGTTGTATACGTACCGGCTTCAAAATATGGTCCGGCAAGTTTGTCGTATGCCCATACCATAGTCCCGCGTCGGCATGTACGTTGATATACGTCTTGCACTAGCGGTTGTGGTACGTAGCCTTCGCTAAGTACCATCGTGAGTTCTGTTGTAACCTCGTTTGATGTAGTGTTTAAGTTGTAGCGAATTTTGGTTGCCGGGGGACTAACAAAAACACCGCCGTAGTCATCATCTGTGCCTGGGTTATCAACAAACAGACCGAAAACAATCGGCACGGGTGTACCAAGTTCAACAGAACGTTGTTGAGTATTGAGCCACGTACCAGGGTCGTCTTTGACTTTTTTACCACTGGTCGAGCGGAAGATGACGCCCGTTTGGTACGGGAGGAGCGCCAGCGGGTCGGATATACGAAGTTTCATAGCTTTGCCGGGTTGCCCACTAGGCGAGACGAGAATGTGCGTGGCGGGACTTGGGAGCCGACAGGTGCAAGACTCGATCCAATGCTGACGTCAAGTTCAGTGAAACTGCCGCTGATACCTGTAACCTCACCAATGTAGGATCCGATCAGCAGTTGTCCAGCTTGCGGTTCGCTCTGCGACAACCTCGGATCGAACTCGTACATCTTGATTTCACACAGATAGTTGTTGTCCAGTGCCAGTGCAAATAAGGCAACAGCCTCTGATGTGGCGGGCACCGTGATGCTGATACCCGCCTCGGCTTGGGTGGAGCTGCCGACTAGCGCGTTGACGCTAAACGGGTGGTAGTCCCAAGGCACGCTGTCCCAGGTGACGGTTTGGTTGTAATAGAACTGCTGCCAGCGGCGGTAGGTGTTTGTTTCGTCGAAGATGCGGATGTACTGGGATTGGGCGCGGTTTGCCATCAGTTGACCCCCTGGTACTGGCGACCGCCTGCGGTGCGGGCGTTGTTAAACACTACTGCAGCAAAGTCCTGCAAGATCTTTTCCAGGTCGGAAAGCGTGACGTACTTTTTGCCGTCCTCTTGCTGGAGCACCGGACCAGTTTGCAGATTGATGGTGGTAGGTACTTTGGGGAAGCTGTCGATGATTGCCATGCCAGGGCCGCCTCCCGGCTGGAGTGAGAGTCCCATGGTGATAGGGGCGGTAGTGGTAATGGGTGTCGGTGAAGCTGGAGCAGCTACTTTCGCTGCCGCAACACTAGATAACTGGGCATAGCCCATGTCGGGGGTTTTTCCGAGTTCAGCAGCCACCGACCTATCGACCAAGGCGCGTATTTGCTGCGCAATCTCAAATGGATACTTACTTAGTTCTCCAGACGTGATTAGATTTTGTATTTTTTGTTGCTCAGCGCGTTTTTGTTCTTCTTCACGCATCTTGCGCTCGGCAAGAGCGATTTCTGCGATTTGGCGCTCGGCATTGGGTAGTCCGGGCACGCCAATGCTGGCGCCAGATCGTGCCATGCGGGCTGCGTCTGCTGAGGCGCGTTCCCAAATGTCCATGGCCACCTTTCTGAGGACAGGATCCTCGATTGCCATGGCGCCGCCATAAGCAGCGAATGGCTCCCCGGTAGTTTGCTGACCAATACCGCTTACTTTTTGTGATGCTGCGGCGGCGCGTTCCATGTTGCCTGCAAACTCCCCGGCTGCGCTGGCTGCTCCACCCATTTCTTTTTTGAGTTTGGCGGCGTCGACGGCGGCTTTGAACACTGCGTCGGCCGCCTTCCACTGCCACTGGGCGATTTGACCTGCAGTAGCGAGGTTGTCTTTTGCAATGCGAAGAGCGGAACCTTGGGCTTCTAGTGCGGCGTAATGGGCACGGTTGACGACACCTTCTGCCTCCGCGATCTGTACAACAGCTCGTAGTTCTTCATATTTGAGCTGAACTGTTCGATACGCAGCTTCGGCGCGTGCCAGTTCAGCCTGGATTTGGGCGCGTGTTGCCTCTAGAGCAACGCGGGCGTTTTCAACCTCCAGCTTGTAAATACGGTCGATGATTTGGGCACGTCGCTCAGTGCTACTGGTGCGCTCCAGCTCCCGAGTTAATCCCTCGATCTCTAGGTTGTTGATTGTTTGGACTGCTTGACTGATTGCGGCAGTCAGCGATGCACGATTACTGAGCGCATTAGTCTGCTCTTCCAGCTGGCGCGTTACACGCTCGTTAATCCGAGCATATTCTTCGGCGTAGGCGTTGACCTGGGCTTGGCGGCGCTCTAGTTCGGCTGTTTCCATTGCTTGTTGCCGTTTTAATCCGGCGACTTCAATGTCAACACCGCGAGCTTGAATTGCGGTCTGTAGTTTGCGCTGAGCTGCGTTTACTTGCTCAATGTCAGCGTTATTCTGTTCGTACTTAGCTTGTACGATGTCGTACTCAGCAGCTGCTTGTTGTACAGCGCTATTAGCACTAGTGACTGCCGCTTGATACTCAACGTCAGCTAATTTTTTACGGTTCGCAGCAATTCCATTGATTAACGAGGATTCCTGGTTTAATGACGTTGTAAACTGCAGACGCTGCTGAAGGCGTTGCTGTTCAATCTGGAGAATTGCTGCTGTAGATGATAATGCTTTTGTGTACTGATCAGCTTGAGCTTGTTGGGCGTTTGCCTGGTCTTGTAAACCAGCAATAATTGCATCATTGAGAAGGCGTTGTTGTCCTTTTTCTTTTGTGATGGCTGCTTCATCTATCTTCTGTTCTGCCTTTGCTTGGGCGATAGCTATTTCAAGCGCACGCTGCCCTTCTGTAAGCTGCGCACCCTCTAGGTTTATGCGCCTAATTTCATCTGCTAGTTCTTTTTCAGCTGTAAGTTTATCACGAGTAAATGCGGCATCAATTTGACTCTGTTGTGCAATACGGTTACTACCTTCTACGCGAGCGCGGTCTACATCGAGCAGTTGTTTTTTAAGCTGTAAATCACGAACACTTGCATCAGATGCAGCCTCAGCAGCGGCCGCAAGTTTTTGTTGCTCTTCTGTATTTTGAGGTAAGAGATTAGCTAATTGCTGGAAAAAAGCCCCTAAAGGATTAAGTATGGGTAAGTACGTGTTAAATATCTTGCCTAGTTCTCTTGCGCCTGAAACAACGAGGTTAATACCTTTGAGGACAAGATTTACTAGCTGAAGTACGCCAGCCAGTGCAGTCTGGAGTTCGACTGTAAATACGGCTAATAGAGTATTTACGGTTCCGCTGACTGCGTTCCAGGCGGCTGAAAGCTGTTTTGTCGCTCTTGCCGAGTCTTGGATACCTGAGCCCAAGGAGCCTGTCTGATTGGCTATTTC